CTTCACGCACTAGATCACGTAAGACACCATGATTGGGAAAAGGAAGATGTTCAAACAATAGAAGCGAGAGCGCACAGGAGGGAAAAATGAAACGAGCAGCGTTGTATTGTCGAGTTTCGACCGATCAGCAAGCCGATGACGGGCAGAGCATACAGGCACAGCTTCAGGCGTTGCAGAATCACGCTGAGAAGAATGGATATGTCATTGCTGATAAATATATTGATGATGGCGTTTCCGGCACCCTCTTCAATGAGAGAGATGAGTTGCAGAGGCTTTTGAACGATGTGAGGCAAAAGAAGATTGACATAATATGCTTCACAAAGTTAGATAGATGGTTCCGCAATGTGAGGCACTATCTCAATACACAAGCTGTATTGGACGAATTCGGAGTTCCTTGGGAAACAACATGGGAGCGATATGAGACAGTCAGTCCGCAAGGGAGATTGATGGTGACCCAAATGCTTGCGTTTGCGGAATTTGAGGCTGGGCAGACAGGTCAGCGCATCAATAAGGTTTTCGACTATAAGAAGACTCAACATGAAGTCTTGTCGGGCAAAGTCCCTTACGGCTACAAGATTGAGAACAAACACTATGTGATTGACGAGGAGAAGGCTGAAGAAGTCAGAAGAGCATTCGCCATGTATGTTGAGAGTGGAAATCTGTCTGAGACATTGCGTCAGATGTCTGGAACGGGAATGCCAAAAACAGATAGAGGCTTCAAAAGCTTGTTACGGAACAGAAAGTACTTGGGCGAATCATATGGATATGATGACTATCTACCGCCGATAATCGACAAGCAGACATTTGAGACTGTCCAACATATGCTTGCTATGAATATCAAGAGTACACATACATACAACTATGTGTTTACTGGATTGGTATGGTGCAGTGACTGCAAGCGAAGAATGACTGGCAAGACTCAAAAGTACAAGGGTAGCAGATATAAGACATACAGATGCATGTATCATTACCGCCCGATTCCGACTTGCAATAACACTAGTGGCATCAACGAAAAGAAGTTGGAAAAGTATTTGGTGAAGAATCTAGAGGGACTTGCTTTCGCAGAACTGAATGAAACAGAATCCCTCAAGCGAGACAACTTTGAAAAGCAAATTGCTTCACTTGAAAAGAAGCTGAAACGCTTGAAGGACTTGTATATCAACGAGTTGATTACGTTGGATGAATATAAAGCCGATATGGCTGAGTATACGGCTCATATAAGCGATTTGAGGCAAAAAGCGAATAAGACTAAGGCTTCTGACAAAAGCGCCTTAAAACAGCTTGTAGGGATGCCTCTGGACAAGTGGTATTGGACTCTCACAGAAGACGAAAGACGGCAACTGTGGCGTGGTGTAATCAGCAAAATTTGGTACGGCTCGGATAAACAAATAAGAGTCGAATTTTTATAGCAGTAAATGGATGTATCCTTGCGGATGTTTCCGCTTACTACCAAAATCTATTTAACAAACGTTTGTTCTACTTAAGTGCAAAATAAAAGGGGAGTCTTTTCAACTCCCCAATTTGATTTATGTGAAAAACGTTTCCTAGGAATTAACGTTCTTCTCACAGCGTTGATATAAGATACTTCCAGGTCTTTGGACCAACTTCGCCGTCCCATTCGTCCTTGTCATTCGGGAAGGCTTCTTTCTGCTTGGTGATTACGGCATTCAGTGTGTGCCATCCGAAGGAACCGTCAACATCGCCGCCTGTGAATCCAAGCATTATCTGTAACACTTTAACGGCCCTTCCATTACTTCCTTTTTTGAGTAATGGTAACATTTCGTAGTCCTCTTTTCCAGTGACAGTAGGAGCGGTAGCAGTTCTTGTTGCTCCGCTATAGATCCCGTTGCTGACCGCAATGCAAGTGTGGTGAATGTCGTTGAGAATGATGTCTCCGGCAACCAGATAGTCATCCGTGGTTGTGAACTTAGACGCCGTTAGAACATCGAAACCAGCCTGTCTGAGAGCATTTCTCATATTGCCAGTATATGTGGCTGAGATATTCTTCAACTCGTCTCTATTAAGCAAATAACCAGTTGCCTTGACGATGGCGATGACACCGGCAGAGCAATCAGATTCAACCGCTTTTCTTATCTTGCTAGGATCGAATCCAACCTTCTTCAGCTCTTGCCAATACGAATCACGATTGGATTGGTCATACCCGATGTTGTCATTGTTCGCCGACAAGATTGCCAGATGTGCGATTGTGGCTCTGACGTTGGCGTTTGGATGTCTGAGGGCGCAGTTCCATCCGCTTGAGTACTTGTACCAGTTACGAATGTACCACTCACGACCACTCTGGTCACCAGCCTTGCCATATTTGTATCTACCATTTTCGTCACTGCCAGAATTGGAAATCTGAACAGGATTGGTTACAGGGAATGTGTAGAGGACCTTAGTCTCCTTCTTGGCGGTAGTCTTGCCACCGTGAATCAGACTATCGATGTAAGCCTCGTCCACATAGAAGGCACTGCAGTCCAGATCGCCCGAATAACCATCGAGTCTGCCGACCGAAGTCCACTGCCACGCAATGTAGCTGCTCCACCATTTTACGTTAGGCGCAGTACCGGCGTGACTCATATCGAAGTTATAGTCAGTGCCATAGTCTCTGTATTTTGCCACCCAAAGCGGATAATTGTTGAAGCTTGAATAGTTGTTAGCATTGATCATGCTCTCATAGCTATAGAAAACAGGAGTTGAGCCTGTCTCCTTCGCAACATAGTCAAGCCAACCCTTTGCCCAAGATGCCTTAGATGCTCCGCTCTTGTCTTCCCAATCAAGCACATAGAAGACCTTGCCCTTGTACTTGATGGTAAGCTTGAGGAAAAACTTTGCCTCTGTGAGGAACGAATTCTTGTTCGGTCGAGCGAAGTGATAGACACCGACCTTGCATCCATGCTTCAAAGCAATTTCAACGAATCCCTCGTCATAGGCATCGTCATAGCTAGTGCCTTCAGAGGATTTGATGATGACTACCTTAATCTCTGGATGCTTGGTCAGCACCTTATTTAGGTCCATCTTGGCTCTGCCTTGGTGATTGGATATGTCTATTCCGACCATAAGTACTTTGGCCATAGCAATAATCACCCCTTTACCAACTTGATAATCTCATCGACCTTTTCCTGAGCCGATATAGGATAGTATCCGGCATCAATCAAATTTGAAATTCTGCTGTTTGCACTCCCATATGTCCCTTTAAGGACGCCGATGACAGCATCTAAATCAGGCTGTTTGAGCGCCGTTTTTCCTGAGTATGAGCATTTATACCTATTAACCTTAAAGTCCTTGTAAATGCTCACGTAGCCGCTCTGAGCGATAAGATTGATATCCCCATGAGCGCCAAAATACTTCATGCCAACAGCAATGCAGTCTTCTCTTCCGGTCATGAGGAAATCTGTAAGTTTTTCGCTGAAATCGTTATCCCAACAAAATCTGCATCCGTGATTGTACAACCATGTCGCAATAGCACGAGGACAATCATTGCCGTGATGTCCAATCTTGATGAGTAACGGATTGAGGTTATGTTCCTTTGCACAGTCAAGTCCGGCATCACCAGTTGTCAGATATCTGAGAGTTGGAAACCAATAACACAGACTGCCATCATTGAGATATACATCTGAGTTTCCGTTATACGTTGTTGGCTGATTTCTATATACAACGAACCTGATATCTCCGTGAACGACCTTATCGCCATCCTTCAGATATACAACTTTAATACCTTTTGCTTTAGCTTCTGCGACAATCTTCTTTAGAGTTGCCTTCTCAGATTTGACTTCATTGGATACATCCTTAAGACTTTCTGGATCATACAGATAAAGCTTCTTCGGCTTGAAGTAGCTGTCTGCGATAATTTTGCGGATTCCGTAGTAATGGTCGTAATGAGCGTGAGTGATGTGCAAGTACGGCGTCTTGATTTTTCTCTTTTTCAGAATCGCAATGAGCCGTGTCGTGCCTTTTCCGCAGTTTCCGTCAATTACATCGAAATTCTTTCCATCGTCAATAATCTGGGCATCGCCAAGCCTTGTATTGCCGCCGGAAAAATCGCTTGAAGAAAATCCAGGAATCTGAATTCTAATCATTTTGTCTCACCTTCTTTGTTGAAGTTGTCTGTACTGACCTTTAGGCATACACCCATGAATGTTGCAACCGCAGTGATCGTCATCGGAATCTCTGTTCCGTAGGGAAGTCCCCAAATCTTGGAGACAGCACCATACAGAGTTGCCAGAGCCGGAAGGATGATGAGGCAAACATATTTGAGCGTGTCATAAGTCTCGTTTGAAAATTTCATAAGAATCACTCCTCTCGTCAGAAATCAAGATTGTCGATTGCTCTCTCTCGCAAGAAGTCTCTCTGGTCGTTTTTGACCTTTGCGGCATAGTCCAGTGCTTTGTGCATATCGCCATTGCAGTGTGCATCTGGTATCCTCTGTACTGCCTGTGCAGTAGCCTCTGCCAGTGCCATCGAGGCCGCCGTCATGTTAAGCTGGCAAACCTCGTACTTCTTGCGTTGTGCTTCTCTCTCGTCCAGCTTCTTCTGCCGTTTCAGTTCTTCCTCTTTCTGTTCGTCATCACGCTTTTTGATTCTTTGCTCAAGTAGCCAAAAGCAGAAGCCTGTGACCGCAGAAGGAAGGCTCATTGCGACAAGAATAGGGACGATAAGTGATTGAAAATCCATTTGTATGATTCCTCCCCAAATAAAAAAGCACCCACATAAGTGAGTGCCATAAAATTATGCTACATACTGTCTGTAAGACGCTTCGACTTTGTCTGTGCTAGTCTCGATATATCCTTGTGTAGTGCTTATCTTCGAGTGACCAAGCAGCTTCTGAATCTCTTGGATTGGCATTCCCTTTCTTGCCAAGTCTGTTGCCAATGTCCTTCTGAATCTGTGCGGATGAATGTGGATGTCACATCTCTTAGACATCTGTCTCATCGCCTCGCCAAATGAGTTGTTATTGTATCTGCCATCAAGCCTCGTGGTGAAGACATATTCGCTCTTGTGCTTGTTCCAAACCAGATATTGCAAGATGTACTTCTTTGCCACCGGTGTGATGAATGTCGTTCTGTCCTTGCCACCTTTGCCATTTTTGACATGGACAACCAATTGGTCAAAATCGACATCCTCAAGTTTGAGATTGCCAAGTTCGTTGATTCGAAGTCCAGATGACAACAGAGTCTCCACCAATGCCCTTTCGAAAGGCGATTTGCAGATAGTCCGTATAGTATCAATCTCCTCACTGGAAAAGGCCCTCTTCTCTTCGCTCGGCACTTTGATGGGCTTGATTGGATCGATGGGATTCCTCTCAATCATACGATTGTTGTAGAGCCAAGTAAAAAACGGAGAGACATTTGACCGCTGATTCCGCACTGAAGTGCTCTTTGCTCCAGACATCTTCAAATGAGCAAGCCAAGCCATAATGTCTGCGGTCGTAATCTCATTGTATTTGCGGTTTCCAAGAAACTCGAACAACCATTTCAGCGAATACTTGTACTGCCTGATCGTGCCTTTGGATTTCCCTTCCACCATAAGACACCCCAGAAAGGATTTTATAACCTTCTGGTTTTCGTCATCATACACCACCAACTCCGTAGACCTCTTTGCCAAGTCGTAGTCTTTGAGTTCCAGTGTCACCATGTCAATGACTTTCTCAGCAGTGTCGGCATCCACGAGGTATGCCAGTTTGGTCTTAATTGCCCGGATGAACTGTTCTTTTGCCATAAAAAAATACCTCCCTTTGACAGCGCGAAGGCAGGCATGATAAAATACACCATACCTTCGGGTTGGGAGTCGCGTTTCTGATTGGTCGTCGGGCGCGGCTCCCGTTTTTTGTTTCGATGTATTCCTATTTTATGGCAAGTCTTTTACAGTTTCAACAATATTCTGTTTTTACTTCTGAGTAAAATGGTGCTTTACGTCATCCGCCTAATAGCTGATCTCTCTTTCTTCCAATGTTCCGTCTGTCGTGAATCCTTCATCGTTAAAGAGCTTATCTACATTATCCATAGCAAGCGCACCAATACGAACAGCGGTTATTTTAGTTAGTAAATCTGTTCTGCTGAATTGCTTACTTTAAGATGTTTGCATTAATTCTGGACAGTCAGCAATCGCCCTGTTAAATAATGCAATAGCCCCTTTTTCTGTCGGATGTACATTATCGCTGGAGAGCATGCCAGTATACCAATTCCCATTAGCATCTGCTCCTACTGCTTTAGCAAAATCAATATATCTATATCCGCTTGACCGTACCCATGCATTTTTATTCTCATGGTTAATTGACGGGACGGTTGGAATCGTGGATAAAATTGGGATAATACCCCTTGATTCACATTCGGTTAGCACAAGCTGTATTGGATTAGACCAAATAGAATTCGGCTCACTACCTGAATCACTGGCATCATTCATACCGCTACACCATATGAGATAATTAGGTTTGCCAATATCCAAGAGATTTTCAAGAGATGGAATATTTTGCGCAGCTGATTCGCCTGGATAGGCATTAGTCAACACGTTATCCGCATACCCTGCGTTTCTCAGTTGACCCATCCATCTGTTATTTTCATACGAAAAATAACTATCGCCAAACGCCCATATAACCTTGTTGATGTCTTTCGGTGCATAAGACAGTGCACAGTCAGTAAGCGTTGATCCATCTGATTCGACATAAGGTTGTCCGTTGTTGTAAACCGCCCAACTCAATGTAATGGTATCGGCTATGACACCATTGCTAGAAACTGTAACCTTTACCTGATACGGATGTATTACTAAATTGTGTTCGATCCTCACCGCAATATTGTTTGCGATTGTCAACCCGTGTGCCGTTGCGGATACGGTCAAGCCAGAAGCGTCAATCAACTCGATGTTAGTATTGTCAATCCTGATAGCATTTTGATATGCGGTTCTGCCGAATTTTAATGCAGAGAATGTGCCAATCGTTCCAAAAAAGGTAAGTACTTTATTTTTATTTATGTTGTTCGACGGTATAAGTAATCGTCCCCCGTTTGATAAGTTACCATCTACCGACCATGCCCCTCTGTTTGATTTTTCTAGAACCTCACCTGGTCTCCATCTATATAAATATGGCAATGTGCTTGCATCGCCGTTTGTGCCGACAAATCCAGTAATAACTACACCGTCAATGCCACTAGGCACTTCATACTCCTTGACCGATGACGAAATTCCCGATCCAGACACAACAGTTTCGCCATTGTATGCGCAAAGCATACGAATCGTCACTGCCTTACTGGAATAACGTGGAATGAATCTAAGCACATCACCCTCTTGCACCGAAATTTTTTGTGTATATGCAAGTGTAGTATTTGATCCTGCGGAGCCTGTGTTCGAGAAATATCCAAGCGTACCAGTTATCGGAATTTGCGTTGCTACCACTGGCACCGATCCAAACCGATCATCTATCTCCTCTTTGGTGTACGCATCAACCTTATCCATGCGAATAGTAATTTCCTTGTACGGCTCAAAATATGGTTCGTAAGGAAAACTTCCCGTCAATGTCGTAACCATAGAAGAATTGACGAGATATGCAGGCACTGCACTGAAAATGATGTATTTTGCACCGACTGGCACAGTATAACTAGTAATATCCGCAGCCCAATCGACTAAATTTTTTCCTTCATCGTATGCAGTAGCAAATCGGATATAAACAGACCTGAAAACACCTGTGTTTGCGGTTGACCACAAATAATATGTCTTACCTTCTTCTACAGAGATATATCCAGTATTATCGTAGGACGTTGAGTCATGATGTCCGTCTGTCCAGTAATATCCAGAATTTACATTGGCAGGATTAAGCAAGTTGTTAGGTATTGCTTCTTCTGTTATGGTTATTTCGTTTAAATCGCTCTTTAACTCACTAACTGCATCGCCTGTTGCCTTTGCATCAGCCGCCTTTCCGGTAACGGTAAGAGTGGTATCGGGAGTGCCGATTGCCTCTGCATAGTCCTTTGCAGTCTGAGCGGATGTGCTTGCCTCACTGGCTTTCGTAGTTGCTGTCTGAGCTGCAG